ATGCAACCAGATGATCTCAAGGCGGTGCGGACGCTGCTCGGCTGGACCCAGCAGCGCCTGGCCGAGGAACTCGAATTACCGCGCAAGGTGATCGTCGACATGGAAGCCGGCCGCGCCCCGATCGAGAAGCGCACCGTGCTTTCCGTGCTGTACCTTGAATTGATGGCGCGTGCCGAGCAGCAGATCGCCATGGTGCCCAGGATGACGCTGGGGAAGCAGCATGGCGCCAATTGAGAGAGCACCACGTGCTTTGTGCTAGCTGGACAACAACGCGCCAGTGACTGATTGAGAAGGGAAATGCGCGTGGCTGCATACTTCTACGCGCAGAAATCAAAGAGCGCCCCGCGGACCAAGCAAATGCATTAACGTGCCGGCCACCAAGCCTATCGCGACTAAAGCGTACGCCACGGCGCCTAAGCTCATTCCAAGCCGCCTAGAATACCACACGTTCCGATGCAACTGGATTTGGCGATCTACCAGCCAGTACAGCGCCAGCGCCAACCCAACATTTAGAATGAACTGAGCGATCACGAACGACCCGTGGTCGAGTGGAAGAAAGCGCTTCGAAACGAAATGAACAGCAAAGACGCCGATCCAGTGATTTAGGTAAAGGGGGTAAGACAAGCCGCCCGCAATGAACGCCACAGGATTACGGTCGCCAGGCTTGGCCAAAGCCAGAACGGTTGCCACGGCAAACACCGGGGCGAGGACATACGTGACGTGTGTCACGGCCAGCGCCAAGACACATGCAAGTGCCACGCAGGAAGCTATCCAGCGGGTGAATTTCCAAGCAGAAATGGAATAGCGCGCTTCAGCAATTGCTGCACACACACCCAGAGCAATCGCTCCAGCGTGCAGGTTCATTGCCGTGGTGATTATAGCTATCGCACTCCACAGCGGCAAAGATCGGCCCCGCGGTAAAAGCAGCAATATTAAAGGAGCAATCAAGTAAAATTGCTCTTCGACTGAGATGCTCCAGAATTGATTACCAGATCCATCCATCGGCATTTCGGCTAGCGCCGCCGGGAAAAACGTAAACAACTGATGAGTGAAGGTCACATCAAGGATCAGGTATTTAAACCAATAAAAGCTCCAACCTTCTTTTAGCAGGGCGGTGGTGTAAAGGAGGCCAATTGCGATCCCGTATGGAATCCAGATTCTTGTCGCTCGATTAAAAAAGAAACGGGGTAATTCTTGGATTTGCGAACGAAGAAGAATGCCGCCGATCAGCCACCCGCTAAGCGCGAAGAAAACGGTTACTGCTAGGCCGCCCGTCAGAAAGGGCGCGAATTCGAAACCTGCGTGCCCCAGCACCACGACGGACGCAAGGACGAAGCGAAGCCAGTCAAATAATGGGTAGAATTTTAATTTTTCGGCCTCTGGATTAGCCCCCAAAAGCTTCCCGCTATTTGACATTCAGACCCCCAATCAATGGATGCGCTAAGGCGCAAGGTGCAATACTTGCAACAAAAATGTGCGGCCTCCCCGCACGCTGCCGTGTCAATATTTCTCATTTTCCATCAGCAGAACCTTCCTGCGCCACCGCACTCCTGGCTCTGCTGTCGGCATGCGACCACCCCCCGGCTCGACCTCCTTGTTAAGGTTCAACCTGTGATCACATCTTACGCACCCGCACCCGCACCCGCACGCGACCTCGGCCAAGGACCGCGATCCTAAAATTCTGCCTCCTGATGAGAATTCAGTCTTCCCTCGGCTGAATCACAAGTTACTTCACTCAATTTCCAGGGGAGACTGAATCATGCCGGCGGGGGCGATTGTCTTGCCGTACATCCTCTCGATCGACTGGGGAGCGGGTATTGAATGACGGCTGCATATTAATTTTAGGATTTTTCGGCATTGTAGCGGCGGTTAATATTTTGGCTTGGTTAGCAAAGGTGTTTTTATGAGCAAATCTATCAAGGTATCGGTCATTACGGCCATCATTTTATTCAGCGCACTCGTGGTATTCTTGAACGCGTACAACCTAGGGATTGCACCATAACGAGTAATGCGCAAATGCTCTGTCGATTCTGCGCATGGTCGGCTGGGATAAATGGGCTGGTCGAGGGTGAGCTTTGCCGCATTCGTCCTGTCTGGTGACTGGCGCCCTCCTGAGAATGTCGTTCTCATCATGCAGCCCGAGGATGGGCCGACAAAGGTCTATAGGCCGGTAGCGGATGCGCATGTGACCATGGTTTCTCGCATGCAACTCGGCTGGCAAACCGACTGATGATCCACCCATGCCCCAAAATGGGGCCTCCCGGCCATGTCGCACTGAGTTCGTTACATTGAGGGCAAAGAACTCAATTCGCCTTTGTGCATTGCTCCAGCGCTGCCTCTATCCGGTCAGCGTAGCGGCCGGGTCCGGCATATTCCATCATCTTTGCAGTCACCATCGCCAGCAGCCGCTCGGCATCCTCGGGCAGCGGTCGAGGCAGTGGCGCGGGGCGAGGCGGCTTTGCTACCCCGCAGGGGCGCTGCACCTCGACAGCCTCGCGCACGATCTGAACCTGGGTGGCCGAAGCGACTGGCAGGGCCTTGGTGCAGCCTGCGAGCAACAGCAGGATAGGGATGGACCTCATAAGCCTCTCAATGCCTCCATAACCTCACGTGGGGCGGCGCAGATGCCCCCCTTCCCCCTTGCCAGCGCCTCAAGGGCCTGCTGCTGGCGAATGCTCTCTGCAGCCCTCTTGTCGACGTCTGCGAGGGCCTTTGCATATTGCTCTTGCTGCGCCTTCAACGAAGCCGCCCGGCGATCTGTCTCGGCGTTGTCGCGATCGATCACCGCCCGCAAGTCGGCGATGGATTTTTCCTGCACCAAATCGTTGCGCTCATGCTCCTTGATTGCGGCATTCAGCGTGCGGCGAGCGTCGTCACAGCGATCGAGGCGGGCGGACTGGACGAACAGCAGGCCGGCAAGGGCCGCGGAGAGTAGCCCGAGGCCGCCAACCGAATATTGCCACGGGCCGACGTTCACAGGTTTGTCAGGCACAGCTTGCGCTCTGCCTCCCGCCTGTTCACTAGCCCCTGCACGCGCTTGCCGTTGACCTGCACCCAGAGCAAGAAGGCATCGCAGCCGCCCTTCCAGTCGCCGGCCTTGAAGCGGCGAGCCACTGTTGAACGGGCAAAGGCTGCTTGCCCGATATTGTAGGTCAGGCTGATCGCAGCCGCGAATTGATAGGGCCGATCTTTGAGCGCTGGCACAGCCTTGAGCACAGCGGGCGCCCAATCAACCTCAAGCGTGGTGTCGAGCATCGCCTGACACTCCGCGGCGGTATAGCGGCGCATCTCAACGCGCGTTTCTCCGGTGCAGACCGTCCATACGCCTCCAAGATCCCGATAGGGATCGGTGCGGGTGCCCTCCCACCGCTCGATCAGCGGCGCCGTGATCATAATCGCCAGGCCAATGAAGGCGGCACCAACAGCGCGGCCGGCCGCGGCCGACTTCGTCTTACTGGTCATCGCTTTTCCCTTGTTTGAAGATGGTAGCAATGAGCGCGGCGATGCCGAGGCCGATGCCAATGTATTGAGGCCCAGGCAGGATCATGCGCGCCTCCTCGGGCACGGCGGCCCAAACTGCCTGCGTGGCGATCATCAGCGCGGTGATCTGAACAGACCATCGCTTCCAGACCTCGGGCCAATCATCGATCAGCCACGCGCGGATGCGGTCCAAGAGCTTCATCGCTCGCCGATCTCCTTTTCTGTGCTTGCTCGTTCAAGGCGCACAATGCGCCGCTCGTGGTCGGAAAATCGGCTGTCCAAGGTTTCGACTTGCGCCTTCTGCCGCTCATCGATCCGCACCAGCGTTTGCTGCATCTCGTTCACACTGGAGACCAACCAGAACAGCACCGCTCCGGCGCCGGCGGTCATGACGGCGCTTGCCATCATGCCTGCCCACTTGAGAGGTGGCGGGGTTTCAGGCTCTTTTGGTTCATGGGATGGGGAAATTTGGCCGATTTGCTTCTTCATGTCCTGCAGCAGTAACTCGACCTGGAGGAATCGCGCGTCCTGACCTTGCAGAGCCATCTCTGCGGTCTGTTGCATCATTGCTTTGAACTGAGCTGCATTTCCCAGATCGACAGACGGCAGCGGCGTGCCCCCACTATCCGGCATCGAAAGTACCGGTCTGCGGCTCCCCGGAGCACGCGAGAACCCGGCCGCCCGGTTGCACGAGCGCCGGCCTAATATTCAGCAACATATCTGGTGCCCTTGTTCCAAGACGAGACAATTTCATCGCTGACCCCGGCGGAGCCAACAACGGTTAACGATTATTACTTTGGCGAATCGTGATGGCGGCGCATGGTCGCCGCCTTCATGCTGAGACTGTTACTCGCGGCCGTGCTGGCCGTGATCGCGATGCCTGCGCAGGCAGCAACCGTAGTGCACTACCAGGCCAGCGGACCTGCCAGTGGCTATATGGACACTGGAAAGGGCACCGCTGAGTTCACCGGGATGATCTATGTCGACGCGATTTTTCCGGCGCAGGACATGATGGGCTACTGGTGCACACCGCCTGTGAGCTGCTTCTATGCTGGAAGCTCGGTGATTGGCAGAAACGAAAACGAGCACACCTATGGCAACTTCAGGTTGGAGTTCGATCATATTTTGACCGGAATGCCGCTCACGGAAGATGGCTTTCTAGGTGGAACAGCGCTTGGCAATGTTTACGGGCTGCCGCCGGGGTCGGGCGGTGGCTCTGGGACTGGAACGCTGACTAGCCTGACCGTAACCACCTATGAGGGCAGCGCAGGAGGTGGCAGCGTATTTGTGTCGGTCGTGCCTAATGCCGTACCCGAACCCGCCACCTGGGCGATGATGATCCTCGGCTTCGGCTTGCTTGGCGGCGCACTACGCCGTCAAGCCCAGCTCTCGATGAGATCGTTGATCTCGTCGCGGCCAATCGCCCGCATCTGCTTGGAGGCGTAGGCAGGGTCAACCTTTTTGCCTGCGTCCGACATGATTCCGAAGTTCTGAACATATGTCCAACCGGAGGGGCGCAATTTGGTGGCAAACCCTTCGTACATCACGAAATCAGCGTTGCCGATTGCCCCAGCGTTGATCTGGGCAATGGTGTTGGCTTTTTCGATAGTCTTATTCGCAACGGTTTCCCGGAAGAGATTGGACGCCTGAATAAATCGGTTCGCGCGGGTGTTGGTGGCGTGATTGCCGTCATTGTGCCAACCGCCCTCATAGATGACGATGCCTGCATTGGGGATGACTTGGCGCAGTGCAATAGACCACGCTCGCAGGCGTGAGTCGAATGTCGCTACATCAGCCGTCAGCAGTTCGCCGATGCGGGTGACGGCCGCCGCGATGTTATTCGCGTCTAGCGCAGCAACCAGGGTGGCGTCGTTGATATTGCAATAGATATAGCTCGAAGGCGAAATGTAGGCGATGTTGGAGGTGTCGCCAGCCTCGTCGAACCACTGTTTGATGGTGTTCGGCGATGTGAACCCCTGCGAATTGCCCTGTACGCCGAAGACCGAGCGGACGCGGCCCCCCATAGCCTGCGCCGGATTGGCCAGGTGGCTCACATCGGGGAAGCCAAGCCCAGTGAGGTCCGGCACCACGCCCTCGTTGTAGAAGCGGGCAATGGCGTTCGTCCACCATGCTGACATCGTTTGCTTTTGGTAGAGGTCTTTCGTTCCGCCGGCGGACATGCCGGAGAAGAACCCCATCACATTGGCCTGCGTCAGCAGAGGCGCATTGTAGCCGCTATACGGCGCGACGAAGTTGAACACCTCGTTGGAGGTCTCCACATAAGCCTCATGCGTGTAATCGCTCCGGGCGTGAAGGCGCTGGCGATCACCCGCCAAGTTTTCAAACACGCGGAGGTAGCTTCCGAACGGGTCGATCACGTTCGGCGCGCTCTCGACCCTATAGATGGGCTGGCACTTCCACGCTCTGGCCTGAGGGCCAAAGCTCTGCACCAAGTCGATGAACCTATCCATGTCCGACCACTGGCTTTCGCTGTGCGGATAGCTCGTGAGCGTGTTGGCGATGGCCTGCCCGCCCATATGCTCATGCATACAGCGAATGATCTTCTCCCGACCATAGGCCGCGAGAACGCTCGGGAGCAGCATGTTTGTCGGGGCCGGTACGGGCGTGCCGCCAGCATCGGCTGTGCGGATGAAGCTGACTGGTATGCCGTCGGGGTGGTCGACGCCCTTGCCGCCATTCTGCGTCGGGAAGATCGGCAGCCAGGTCGTGACGTTTCCCAGCGGCCCCTTCTCCTGAACATCGCAAGAAAAGCCGGTGCTATTGTAAGAGAAGTTGCTGAGCGGGGAAGCGGCACCGCGCGCGGCAGTGCCAATTGTGTAGTGTCCTGGTGTAAAGCCCATCTCGAAGCGCCAGCGGCCGCCAGTGCCATAGGGGAAGATAGCGCCGCTGAAACCTTCCGTCGCATCGTCGGCGGATAGGTTCGTATCGTCGCCTTCGATGAGGACCGGAGCAAAGCCACGTGCGCCGCCATCCGAGTGCCCGGTGAAATTCCAGGCGGCGTCCTCGATCCTGCCGCGAGGGAGGCCGTTGACCGTCGGGGGGGTAAGGCCAGTGTTATAGGGGTCGATTTGATAGCCGTTAATCGTGACATAAACCCAGCGGATTTGCAGCGCCCGATCCGCAAAAATCATTGGAGAAGAAGAGCCGATTGATCCCGTGTTGACGCCCTGCAGGAAGTTGCGGGCGATCGGCCGCCATGCTGGGATTGCTATGTCTTTCCAGATGACCCGCGAACTAGGGTCGCCGACTTTGCCAATCAGCACGTCTGCAAAGTCATAATCGAGCACCGCGTCTGGCACGGTTAGGGGGAAGTCGAATAGGTTGCTGGACGGCGTGAACGTCTGGAAGGGCGAGGCTTGCCGGCTGTCCGGATCGAGAACGCAAGCCTCATGGAGCCCGGCCAGTTCGCTGTGCCCGGTCAGCTGGATACGGAAAGGGTTGTCGATATCCGGCGCGAGGGGAACGGCATCATAGACATTGATGGCCAGCGGCGCGGACTGCTCGATGATGATGCGGCCTTGGTACAGGGCCTTGGGGTAGTTGCTGCCGTTATACTCGCTATTCACGCCGCCAAGCCTCACGGCATTGCCTGGCTCTAGTGCTGTACCCGATGCATTATATGCGATGCCCGCTCCAGTGTCGGCGGGCGCCCAGCGTTTAAAGCTGGCATCCGGCTTTTTGATGAAGGAGCTGAGGTATGGCACCCCGCCGACTTGCCGGGCAAGGCTCTTGAACGTCGTTCCATTGGGGATGCCCGACGTGCCGTCCCATTGACTCGTGAACGGCGCAAGTGACGTGTAAGTGCCGCCGCGCTGGCGAAGGATCTCGGTGAATTGCCCACGTGACACTACGATGAGGCGCCGATCAGCAGCGCTGACCTGCATGGAGCACTCCCGCGCACCCTCATAGTCAGACCCGCCCGACACACCGGCATTGTCGATGGTGTAAACGATGCTCTGATTGAGGAACGACCCCGGCTGCGCGACGGCCCCGCCGCCTGCCACGAAGGTGATTGGCGTCGTGATCTTGCTCGGCACGCTGATCTTGCCGCCCTGAATGGTATAGTCGTCGACGCACTGCACGCCGGGAATCGTGTTCAGCCGCGTGCCGTCTTCATAATCGGCCAGATTGATATCGAATATCCGGGTATTGGCCCGCTTGAAGCACAGGACCGACTTGGTAGCAGGCTGCCCCTGCACCTCGATCGTCACGCCCTTGGCGGTCGTCGACCCCGCCAGATAGTCGCTTGTCGTGGTCGCCAGCGTCGCGCTGTCCTCATCCTTGTAGACATAGGTCGCGCCGGGGAACGCGCTCGCATTGGCCACCTCCCAGCGGCTGAGCGTGACATTGTAGCGGGGCACGACCTGCACCACAGCTTCCGCTGCTGGTGTCGAATTAATTTGATCCGACGGCAGGCTAGGCCCGAACTCATTCTCACTGACACCCTTGTAATAAACCGGGGTGCCATTCGCGCGCGGCGTGTCGGCGAACGGGAAAGTTGGATTGGTCGCGATGAGATTACCCGGGCCAGGCGTGAAGCCGGCGACGAGGCTCGCGTAGAGCCGGCGCGCTGTGATAGCGGCTCCATTGGCAGCGCCATCGCTCCAGTCGATTATGTTTGCGCCATCGGCAGGCTCAGCGGACAGGGTTGGGGCGCTCGGCACCATGGCTGGCGTCGCCACCTTGGCGACGCTCCACGCTCCATCGCCCACGCTGTTACGGGCCAGGATCTGGACGCTGTACGGCGTACCAAGCGTCAGCCCCGGAATGGTGAAATCCCCCGTCGTTTCAGCGTCGATCGCTGCGCCGCCGTCAATGCGATATTTGACAGTCGTGATAGGCGATCCGCCTGTGGCAGGCAGGCTCGCGAGGGCGACCGCCAGAGCGTTGCTTGAGCCCGTGCGCATGAGGCTCCACTGGCCGGCGCTGAACTGTCCGGGAACGGTCGGGACGGGCGCGTCCGTAACGGGGTAGGAGACCGGCGCGGTGCCCTGAAGCGATTTGCCTTCCTGGCGCATGATCATGACGCGGGACGCGGGAACGAGGGTCATAGCTGGAGATCCTTGCGGGAATTGGTCGCGGTCGAAGTCAGTTGTTTCTGACCCGGATGAGCATGGTGAATTGCTTGGTGATCGACGGGTCGGCATCGGTCGTGATCGTGCACTCGACGCCGATAATGAACCCGTCCGGCTGGTCGAACAGCGCGCTGTCGCGCATGTCTTCGCCAATGCTGAACCAGAAGCCGATGCGCGGCCGCGTGTCGGGGTCGTCGTCCTGAATCGACGGCTCGCGGCCGGCGGTGGTCAGAATGACGAGGCCCGCTTGCTCGCCCGTGGTGCTCGGCTGGAGGTCGAAGGTAACGATCTTCTCGCCGGGCTGGAGGATGTCGGCGGTGTTGTTCCCGCGCGAGATTTCCATGACAAACGGGACGATGTCGCTCGGATCAGGCTCATAGCGCACGACGCGCGCCGACTTTGGATTCGCCATCTGGGGCGGCCTCCTCGTGGATCAGGGGGTGGCGGGTTCTGGCTCGTCTTCAGTGAGGCTGTCCCAGCCGATGAGGTGAAGCTCGTCGACCGTCTCGGCCGCGTTGATCGCCGCCCGCAGAATGCGCGCGCGCGCGTGGGCAGCATCGACATGCGCGGCCACCTCAAGGCCCAGCTGGACGATCTGCGGAGCATTGAAGGTCGAGGCCGTGTTGTCGGCCATCGTCCAATCGATCGACCACGGCTCATCTGGGCTGTTGTTGAGGACAATCGACGCGGCGGTAACCGCCCCGGAGAGCCGGGCCCTGCTCTCCTGATCAGTATCGACGCGGCCGAAGCTGGTTTCGGCGCCGCCATATTCGACGGCGCTTCGCACGGCCTTGATGCGATCCCATGCCTTCCGCCGGGCGACATCGAGGTCAGTCAGCACGCTCTCGATGATGGAGCCGCCAGCGAGCGGACCTTCGGGGCCGGTGAGCCATGCCGTGACTGTCGGCATGTCAGGCAGCGCGCCGGGGATCTCGTAACGCTCCTGCCACGCGATGCCCGGGGTTTCTTCATCGACGAACGAATTCACCGTGACGACGGTCTGATCGTTCGCCCACTGAACGGCGTAGACGCGATGGATTGTGACCGCCGCGCCGGTATGCGCCACAATGGCGGACTTGAGGATGTGCATCGCCAGATCAGCAGGCCGGGTTCATCACCAGCGGACCAGGCGTGCCGTCCAGCTTGGTGCCCGGGTGCAGGATGACAAGGCGCACCTCCCGGCCTTCCTTCTCCAGCTTGCGCTTGAGGGCTTCGGCCTTGCGGCGGCTCTGCGCGCGCTGATCATAGGCCACGCGGCCAATGCCGCACTGGTCGGTCTGATCGAGCAGGATGGTGACGGGCTTGGAGGCTTCAGCAGGCGCCGGCGCAGCCGCCAGCGCCGCGCTCATGATGAGGGCGGTCGCAAACATGGTGATGGTCCTTTTCAGAGGTGAGAGGAGGTCAGAAGTTGGTGACGTCGGCCACGAGGATGCCGCGGGACAGCGCAAAGCGCTGCAGCGCGGGATTGGGCTCTGTCGTCGTCGCGCTCTCGGCCGAATAGCGGGTCATGCCCTGGCTGATGCCGTATCCGACGACAGGATTGAGCGGCCCAGCCGAGACGATCCACGTCGAAAGCCGGTAGTTCCCTGCGCCTTGATACAGGTATGATTTCGCGAACGACGGCCGGGCGAGGATCGGCAGATAGTCCCGCCCACTCTCGTAGAAGAAGCTCTCGGACGAAGCCTTGTTGGGGTTCGTTGCGTACGCATCTGTCAGGAATCCGCAGCTGCCCTTGACGACATCCCGCACCCTCAGCGGCTTGTAATCGCTGGAGTAGATCAACTGCCATGCGTCCGACCACACGTTCATGCCGAACAGCGCCGGCATGAGCGCCAGCTGGTCGAAGATGTAATAGTCCAGCGTGCTCACGGTCGACGGCAGCAGGAAACTGAATGTGTAGGTGGTGCCCGAGTTCGTTACGCTCAGAAATGCACCGCCGCGGACTGCGCAGAGCGGCCGGGCATAGCCTGTGCTGTTGTAGCTGATCGAGAACACCCGCAAGCTGATGCCGGGGCTTGCCCAGGAGGAGTAGGACGTGATCGTCCCCTTCGCAGCGAGGCAATAGTTCGCGAATTGCGTGCTGAACTGCACCCTGCCGTCTGGCGTGCGGAATCGCACCGGCATCAGTAAACGCCCACCATCAGAGTGCCCGGAACGAAGTCACCCTCCCATGTCCACGAGCCGTTGTCGCCCGCGTAAGAGACGACCGGCGCCCCGCCGATGCTCCCGGTGGCGAATACGTCCCACGGCTCACCCTCACTGAGACCAGCGACAGAAAAGCTGCCGGTCGGCGCCGTGATGGCGATTTCAGATGCCCTGCGACCTGTGCGGACGCTCTCATCCACGAGGATGTTGCCCGCCCCGTCCCTTATTCTCAGCCTCGGCATGGCCCGTCAGAGCGTCACTTCGATGCGGAGCATGTTGGCATAATCGTAAAGCTCAAGGCCGTTCGTCATCATCTTGAAGCGCTGGCCGGTCGGCCCGCTGCTTAGTTCGCCGATGATCGCCGTGATGGCCGACAATTCGGTTACTCCCATCTTGGCAGCGGTGACTTGTCCCGCGCCGATCGCGTTCGTCGTGATCGAGTTGACGAGAATGTCCCCGCCGTCGACGGACTTGGTCCATGCTGAGCCATTGTAGCGGTAGAGCTTGCTGTCCGATTGCAGGAAGACGACCCGGCCCACGAACAGATCGCCCACCGGCAGCATGGAGACGATTTCGTAGCCGCCCTTCGTCTTGGCGATGGAAAAGGTCTCGGTTAGCGTGACCCCGTCTATGACGGCCGTCAGCGTCAGCGTCCCGGTGTCCCCGCTCATGCCTGTGACGCGATAGTAGCCCTTCGGCTGGCCAGCCACGGGGGTATCGGCCGCCGTGTTGATCGTGCCCGTCACCCCGCTGCTGGGCGTGGCCGACAGCGTGGCTGATGCGGTCACATCGGTATCGCCCCGCCGCACCTTCAGCAGTCCAGCCGCTTCGGCCCAACTCACCACACCGCCATTTGCATAGGCCCAGACCGAAACCGCCTTGCGGCTGGCCTCAAGGCTGAGCCCGGCGGGGCCAGGCGCTCCCGGACTGCCAGGCGCGCCGGGCTCGCCCGGTTCACCCGGAGCGCCAGGGCTGCCCGGTGCACCATCCTCGCCCTTGGCTCCCTCTTGGACGCGGACGATGCTGATCTTGTCGCGAACGGTGGCGCCGTCGGTCAGCGAGGCGGTCACGATCACGCCACTGGTGCCATTGCGCGCCGCGTTGAACTGCGCCTCGGTCATCGTGACCGTGTCACCCGTCGCGGCCGAAAGGAACGTGGTGACAGGATAGCGGTCAGCGCCGGCCGCGTCGGTCAGCGTCCATTGCACCACCGCCGCGGTGTTCTGCTTGTTGACCGAGAGCGTGATCGTCTGCGTCGTCGGCGTGGGGAGGCCGGCAGCATTATAGGCGATGGTCTGGCGGTCGCTCAGCACGGTCAGCAGCTTGGCCGAGGCTCCACCAGCCGCCGTTGCCAGCGTGAATTGCTTGTCGACCGTCAGGCCCGCATAATCGCCCCGGCCTGTCGCCCGAATGGTGACGGACGCACCCGATAGCCCCTCCATGCCGCCGGTGACAGCATAGTCCTGACCGCTATATTCGACGGTGAGGCCGCTGGGATTGGCCTGCGTCGAAAGATCGAACTGGTCCGAAACATCCTCTAGCCCCGCGAACACAATGAAGCGACCAGCCGCGTCGGCATAGCTGGCGATGTCGCCGGTCTCGTCGGCCGGAAGCGTCACGCTCTCGTTTGTGAGAAATGCTGCGAGCGGCGACTGCGCCGTGACGATCTGGGCCGCCTTGGTCAGCCCCTCGATCGTGAGGGAGCAATAGCTGACCGTCTCGAACGCCAAGTCAACCGCGAACTCTTTGTAATAGCCGTAGATGACGAGGCTTTCGAAAGCCTCGCTGCCGATCCACAGCGCGGGCGTCGCGCGGAGATCCGCCAGCCGCGCCTGCACGTCATCCACCGCGCTTGTCGGGATCATCGACCGCAGCGTCATTCGCTTCGCCCAGGCGCGCTCCACGACAGTCGTCACACCGAAATCGTCGGTGCTGCGGCGGCTGAAATCGTTGATGCCCACCGATGGCCCGGCTTCCGTCGTGCCGAGGTCTATCGTCGTTCCCACGATCAACGTGCCAACGGTGACGCTGCCCGGCGCCGTGAGCGTCACCGTGATCAGCGGCGCATCGGCGGCTGGAAGCCCGGAAAACAGGATCGACGACGACCGGCCATCTTCGCCGGCCTCTTCGATGGTCTCGTCGTAGATCGTGTATCCGCCATCCTCGATCTGCACGCGCATGGCAGTGGCGTCGGTATCGAGTGCCCCGATCGTGTCGATGCCAGCGCCGGGGGCAAGCACGACCTCAATCGAGCCGGTCGCCTCCGTCAGCGACCCGACCGCCTCGTCAAACATCGCCCAGCGATTCGTGGCGCCGATCTCGCTCCACCGGCCCACCGAGGTCGAAGGGTCGTTCGCGATGTTGCCGGCGGCGAGGCTCTCGAACACCCGATGTCCGCTGATGACCCGAGCGCCCTTCGCATAGGGCACAATCCCCGACCACAGTGGGAAATCGTTTTCCGGCACGCTGCTCGACGCCAGAACGACGTCAGTGACGCGGAGCGGCTGGACGACCTTCATGCGGCGAGGCCTTCCACGCTGAACGACGCGAAGGACATGGTCGGCAAAGCCAGATCGATCGCGAAATTCTTGTAAAACCCGTAGATGGTCAGGCTGGCGAACCCTTCCTCGCCGAGCCACACGGTCGGCCGCGCGCGCAGCGCAGCCACGCGGGTCACGATGTCGTCGACGTCATCGCTCTCGATGCGCGTTCGCAGCGTCATCGTTTTGGCCCAATCGCGCACTGTGATCGTGGTGACGCCGAAATCGTCGGTCGTGCGCTTGCTGTAATCGACGATTCCGATGCTCGGCGATGCCTCAGTCTGGCCAAGGTAGAGCACATTGCCGACGAGCAGTTCTGCGACGGACACGTCGCCCGGCCCTTCGAGGGTGACACGGACCTGCACCGGCCCGACCTTAGGCAGATCGAGGAAGGTGACCACCGTCTTGCCGCCGACAGCTGGCACATCCTGCACCTCGTCATAGACGGTCAGATCGTCCTGAATGACTTCCACGCGCGCGGTCTCCGCCACCGGGAGCACGATCGCCACGCCATCCACCTCGCCGGGAGCCACCGTCACGGAAATGCTGCCCGCGGCGGTCGTGGGCGCGGCAAGCGCCTCGTCGAACATGCTCCAGCGGTTTGTCGGGCCAAGGGCGAACCACTGCACGCTGGCCGGGTTCACCGGATCATTGCCGACATTGTCCGAAGCGGCGCTCTCGTAGATCCGGTGCGTCGCGGCCCGGATGACCCGGTCCCCCAGCTCGTAGGTCGTGCCAGCCGACCACTCGGGAAATTCATTCTCGAGGACGGAGCTGGCGATGAGAACGCCATCGGTGATCGCCACCGGCTCGATGACCTTCATGCCGCAACTCCGACGGTGGCGATGGCGTCACCGCCGCTCGCTGCCGTCACATTGTCGAGCGTGCGGGCAATTTTGCCGGTGTTGCCAGCCGTGGCGGCGTGGCCGGCGTTGTTCTCGGCGCGCAGCCCGGCGAGTTCGGCGCGCAAATCCTCCAGCGCCCGGCGCAGCTCGCTCTTCTCGGCGTCGGTGCCGGGCTGACCGTTCGCCTGTGCATCGCCGCCCGAGGCGAGCAGCGAAGCGTCAGACGGCTCGGCGATCACGCCAAGCTTGGCAATCGCCGCGTTGGTCGCTTCGAGGCTGGCGGCGGTCTGCGCCTGAATGCGCGCCAGTTCCTGCCGGCTGGTCGCGGTCTGGGCCGCAGCGTTCAACAGCGCCTGTGAGAGGCCGGGCAGGCTCTTTGCCGCGTCCATGTCGCCGCCTCGTGCCGCCTGATTGGCAGCATTGAAGCGGCCGAGGATCGACGCGAACCCGCCATCGCTGCTGGCAGTGTTGAGGCCACGGATACGGTCCACCTCGGCCTTGATGCTGTCGCCGACGCTCTGCCAGGCCTTGCGCAACTCGTCGGCCGCCCGGGCGGCCTCCTGCGCGTCCTGGATCGCCCAGATTTGCACCTGCAGCGCGCGGTTGCTCTCATCCAGCTTCGCAAGTTCCAATGCCCGCAGCGCAGCGGTGTCACCGCGCAGCTCCAGCAGCTGGCGTTGCAGGCCCTGCCGTTCGGCGAGGATGTCAGCCGCGCTCTTCGCGCCGTCCATGGCTGTCTTGAGGTCAGCGAATGCCGGAGCCAGCTTCAGCAGGGTGGCATAGGTCTCGCGCCCGGCCTCCGTCGTCAGATCCTGCGCCTCGACCAGCGCGCGGAAGCCGGACAGTGTCGCGGGCATCGCCATGCCGAGGCTGCGGAACACACCGGCCATCTGCGCCGTGCGCGCCGCCGCCTGCTCCTCGCGGCTGTAATAGGTCTCGAAATAGGCCTGCGCAGCACCGGTCAGGTCGCTGATGCTGTCGAACTGCTCGGCCAGGCCGACCTTCGCGGCGAGGCCCATGCCCTGCGCCGAGGCCCCCAGCAGGTCGAGACTGCTGCTGACGGCCTCGACCGTCGAAGCGACGCGCACCAGCGTCTCGAACGCGCCTTCGCCCACCTTCTGGAACTCGGCGATGTACGGGAAGGCCGCCTTTGCCATATCGTCGGCCGCCGCGCCGAACACCGCGTTCAGCTTCTCTTCGATTTCCTGGCCGGTCAGATCCTTCAGGTCGATTTTGCCGAGATTGACGACGAAGCTGTTGAGGCGGTTCTGGATGTCCGAGGTGGCGGCACCGAGCGGGCCAGCGGCCGCAACGATGGCGTCATTGAACTGGCGCAGGAGCAGCGTGAACTGCGCCTCAAGCCCGGCATCTGCTTCAGAAAACTGGGTAGACTGCGAGCGCCCGGTTACGATTCCGAGGAATTTCTTCGTCTTCTGGACATCGGAATAATAGCTGGCATCGAACCCACTACCAAGCACGCTGCCCAGCGACTGCGGGCCGCCATACAGGCCGCTGCCGATGACATCGGTGCGCGAGCCGAACAGACTGCCGAGAAAGCCGCCGATGATCGGAATGGCGCCCAGCACTGACCCGATCAGGTTGGGCTTGAAGCCCTGCGCCACATTCGAATCCGCGTTGATGTTCCCGGAGCGCACGACCAGCGAAGCGAGGCCGCCAATCTGGCCCTCGATCGACCGGAGCGACGCGGCCATCTGGCGCGAATAGCTCAGCATAACGGTGTCGACCTCCTTCAACTGGTCGATCGCGCGCTTGATCGATTCCGACTGCGCGCTGGAATCGCCCAGCACCGTCCCGGTCCCGGTGTTGCTGGGTGCGACATTGCCGCCCCCGCCGAATGATCCGGCAATGGCCACACCCAGCGTCGCAATGGCGCCGGCCGTCGCCGCGCCTGCGACGAGATTGAGCGGAAACGGCAGGCTGCTGATCGCCTTCACCACGGCCTCGACGGCCAGCTTTGCCGTTCGGATGCCGCTGTTGACGAGCGTGGACGCGGTCTCGGCCATATCCTGCGCCATGGCGCGCACCGAGAGCGCAAACTGCACTGCGCGGAAGGCCTTTTCGGCAGCTTCCAGCGCCTTGTACCCGCCGCTGCCTTCCTTGAAGAAGCCCTTGGCCGCCGCTGTCATGTCACCGAACGTCGCGACCTGCATCCTGCCCGAGCGCCGCGCGGCCTCCGCCTGCGAAATAGCGCCGTCCTTCACCAGCTTGTTCAGTTCGCGCTGCTGATCGGCATGGCGGACAAGAGCAGCCGTCATATCGGCGAGCGCGCCGCCGGCAGGCCCAAATGCCCGCGCGAATGCATCGCCTGCGTCATTGAGCGAAAAGATCAGATAACCGAGCTGCTCATTCATCCGCTTGAGCGCTTCCTCTTCGCGCTCTGCGGCGGCGTCCTTGCCGATCAGCTCTGATTTCAGCGCGTGATATTCGCGCCAGCGCTGCATCGCCACCTCCAGCCCGTCATCCTTGTGGGCGAGCAGGAAGGATTCCTTTTCGAGTTCGAGCGCTGCGGCGGCCCGCTCCGCGCCGACCAAGCCGTAGAGCGCAAGTTCGTCCTGCAGCGGGCGCATGACATTGGTCCGGAAATCCTCCGCGGACTGGCGGCTATAGGCAGCCTCACGGGCCGCCGCAGCTTCGTCGATCAACTGCTTTTGCTTTTGAAGCGGTGCGTTTAGCCGCTGGACTGCGTCCTCCATCAGGCGGATTTCCTTGGCGGTCTTGCCGAGCTGCGCAGCTTCCTTCTGAACGGCCGCAATGTAGTTGTCTGCCGCCTTCACAGCGGCTTCATAGGCTCGCTGTTCGTCGCTGATCTTCTTCGTCTTCGGAGTGCGATCTTCCTTGATCTCGGCCGCCTGCTTACGGAGGTCCGCAAGCTTGTTGGAGCTGATCTGGGCCTGCACATCCCGGCCGAATTTGAGCATTGCGTTGTTCGCCTGCTCGAATGCTCCTGTGTAGCTGTTGCCCACATCTGTCATTATCTCGTCGATGCTCTTCCCCGAGAAGACGCCCTGCACGATCGCGCTGATCGCGCGGAATGTGCCGACGAAGCTGGAGTAGATGCCGGCCAAGGCCACCCGGCCGGCAGTGGTCATGAAATCCAGTGCGTCGCTGAAGAAGCCGCGAATTGCATCCATATCGATGCCGATTCGCTGCGCGATTACCTGAAAGGTCGCGGTCATCGTGTCGCCGAAGGTCGCGGTGGTGTTTTCGAGCTTCTCGATCTCGTCTTTCGTGAGGCCAAGGCCGTCGATCATTGCCTGAGTGTCGACGCCCGCCGACATGGAGCGCTGGAAAAGCGCGAGTGCTCCAGCCGCGACGCCGATGGCGATGGCGAATGGAGCAAAGCGGACAATCAGGCCACCCAGCTGCGCGCTGAAACCTTTAACCCCGCCTTCGGCCCCCTGTGCGACTTGGACGATCTGTCCGATCTGGGATGCAAAGATCTGCATGGGAGGAGCGCCGAGCGCAGCCATCGTGGCCACGTCGTTCATCTGCATGCCGAACTGCATCATCGTATGGCGCGAGCGCGCACTCGTCGCGCCCATTTTCCCGCTGCTCGCTTCGAGAATATCCATTTGAGCGCTCGCGGCGCGCAAACGCCCAGCAAGCTCCGTCAGCCCTCGATTCTCGGCCTCGACGGCGCGGAGCTCGGCTCGCATCTGCCGAATTTCGGACGCCGTCTTACCGAAGGTCTCGACCTGCCGGGTGAGTTGCCTCACCATCGCCTCACCCGATCGTTCAGCGCGCGCGGTCTCGCGGGCGACCTCCCGCATTTCGCGCGTGGCGGCATTACCGAACGCCGTCACCTGCGCGGTGGCGCCGCCGACCTTCACCATTCCGCCGGTTGCCTGCTCGATCCGGGCAGCTTCCGCCACCACCTTAGCCTCAGTCGAACCCATGGCCTCTTGGAGGCGCATAAGCTCCTCAAATGAGCCGCTGGTTTCGATGGCAAAGCCAACCTCAAGGGTCGGCGTCCCGTCATCCATGAAACGCCTCCCTCGTTGCTACCCCAGAATTTCCTCGAGCAGCGCCAGTTCGGCAGTGCGCTCGGCTTGGGTGACCTTCCACCGCCAAGGCGGGGGGCAGTTCTCGCTCTCAGCTTTCCGGCTCTCGGCGAGATAGTCGGACGATAACTTGCGGATGAGGCGGGCTTCCCAAGGCGCCAGCCTCACGCCCGTCACCCGCTGCCATGCTTCGATCTCGGTGAAGCAGAGTGGGGACGAACCCATGCCGTTGCTCTGCGATATCCCCATTTCGACCAGGCGATCGATGATGTGGCGCGCACTGATTGGCGGCATTGGCGGGGTGACCTTGTCGCGCTTCATAGCGTCCAGGCGGCTCAGCTTCGGCCCGGGGCGTTCCGCCCGCTTGCTCCCCTCTGGCGGCTTGGGCGTGGCATGCAGCCACGCCATTTGCCGCACGTAGAGCGTCAGTTCCCGGCCGAGCCGGGCTTGAAGTTTCCCCAGTCGGAAACGAACTTCGACACCTGCCGGGCGATGAAACCGAGCTTCGGATCGGCGTAAACGGCTGCGAAGAGCTCCGCACCAGTTTTCCCTTCCGCGGGCGGATAGCTGAAATTCTCGAACTTCACCGTGATCGCGGCCAGATCCTCGGCCGTCTCCTTCACGCGGTCCTCATAGGGCGCAGCAGTCACCTTGCCGTCATTGTCCTGCATCCGCTTGATGGCCCGCGCGGACTGACGGGCTTCCACAACGCCGAATGCACTGCTGCCCGGGCCGTAGATCACGATCTGCACCGGCTTGGTGCGCTCGGCGTCGGCGTAGAGGAGTTCGCCATTCGCGTTCTTGATGTGGATGGTCGCCGTCTCGTCGACGGCCTGCGTGGTGATATCGAGCATGAGATGATCCTTCGCGGGTTGATGGTGCACCGGCCCACCCAGACGCCCGCGACGAGCCGGGCGGGCCGATGCCTGTTGATCGGCTCAATCGCCGAAATGGGGAGGTTAGGAGGCCGGCACGCGCACGATGTCGGTGATGATCTCGACCGTGGGATTGGCCATGAGGATGCTGTCGGCACCATCGATGTTTTCGGGCATCCCGAAGACACGGCCGCCAAAGTAGCGCTTCGCGCCGGTGGGAAACGTCACCTTGAAGTAGTAGATCTTCGAGGTCTTGTCGTCCGCTGCCGTCCGCATGAGGACTTGGCCGGCATCGGTTTCGTCCAGCGCCATCGAAGGGCTAAGGGAGCCATTGTCCCGGCTGCCCTTGTGCTTGTCCTTCGGGCCATCGAGCGGCTGAAATTCGACCTTGTTGAAGACCGAGCCGACGCCGCCGATCTTTTCGACGCCGCCGACCTTGGTGAAGGTGCCGGCTTCATAGCCGGCAGCATCGAAAGTGGCCGGCGCAGTTGCAGTGATGGCGAGCGTCGAGCCCGCCGCCGTGCTGGAAGTCATTGTGTTCTCCTATGTGGCGAGCCGGGCAAGCCGGCGGTCTTCTGCCCGGCTGGGCGGAAGTCTTACGAGGCCGGGGTTTCCGGCTCCTGCGCCGCCTTGGCGGTGCGCTTGTCCTCGGCAGTGGGGTAGCGGATGAGGCCGGCATGTTCGTAATTGGCGAACGCGCCCTCATCGATCTCGTGGATCGTTCCAGCTGCGTAGGTGCGCATGGTGCCATTGTCCGTGAACGAGCGCGCGATGAAGGCAGGACGAGTCTTGTTGGTAGCCATGTCGATCTCCTGGCTTAGGTTTGAGCGTCGTATGACACCCGGAAATCCTGTGTTCTCTCGAAGGTGGAGGCGGGTCCGAGCACGTCGGGGCCTTCGCCAGCCGTGAGAATTGAGACGCGCATGTGCCCGGCGATCTGCCCGGTGAGACCCGCGCAAGCCTTGACGATCAGCGGCATGATCAAGTCGAAATCGCGGTACTCCTGCGTCCGCAGCGTGACGGATACCCGCGCCCGCTTCCTGATCGTCGCTTCCCGTGTCAGGGTCTGGTTTTCCGTGTTGCTCACGCTGCGCAACAGCAGCCCGCGCACCGTGCCGTCCGGCAGCTTCCCAGCTTTGATCTGGGCCGCCGGGATCAGCGCCGTCAGGTCGTCATAGCCCCGCAGTAGCGTGCCGATGATGTGAACTCCGCTCATTCGCTGTCCCCATCCGTCTCAGCCCGGCCGACGATCCGCCCGCGCGATATGCGCGTGTTGATGTAGGCCTGCGCTGCGGCGACTGCCTCGGTCTCTTTCACGTCCAATGCTGGCCTGAGAAACGGGTAGGGCCGGGCGCCCGGGTGAAAGACTGTCGTGCCGACGAAGTTGCCGCCGATGACCAGTGCCCCCGCCTTGGTCTCGCGGTTGATCTTGCCGATGCTCATGCCGTCGCGCTGGCTGTCATCGACGCTGATGAAGTGCGGCTCGGTGCCGTATTCCAGCCACGGCGCCTTGTAGGCGCCTGGCCCCTTCACCTGCACCTTGGCGACGATCTGGCCGGGTTCGCGCTTCGTCGCGACCTTGATCGCCTGTGACACCTCGTCCGAGACTGAGCGGTCTTTCGCCTCGTCGGCAACCACGGTCGCGGCGGCCCGGCCAGCGCCGCGCAACAGCTTCGTCTCAATCTCTTCAGGCAGTCTGGCTAGGAAGCTGAGGACTTCCGATTTGCCGCGGCTGGTGACCATCAGGGGCGCGGGCTGCCCGGCATATATTCCGCGACCATCATTTCGAGGCCTTCGCGGAACCCCATCTCGACGGGGCCGGAAATGATGTGCATTTCGCGCTCACCTGAGACGATCCGCATGTCACCGGTGATATCGGTGCGGAAGCGCATCCGAACACGCGCCGGGCGGATCATGGTCGTGCCGAGGGCAACGCTTGTCTCGCCGCGGCTGGGGAGCACGTCCTGCACCTCGGCCCATGTCTCGGCGACCAGCGCCCAGCTGCCCGACCCGGCCCCATCAAGGCTATCATCGGGCACGGGCCGCTCGATGCGCACGCGCCGATTGAGCCGGCCAGCCGCAATCGCCATCAAAGGCGCCTATTGCGCAGCGAGCGCAGTAGAGATTTCGCAGACCCGAGGGATGCTTCATAGCCGCCCTCGCGCTGGCTCATCATGCCGGCTGCCAGCACGAGGATCGCTTCGACGGCGGTGGGAGGAACCTCGCCGGCCCCATAGCCTCCTGAATAGATGACCGTGACGCCACCACCAGCCGCTAGACGCGGCCAGCTCGGTTCAGCAGGTCGGACGGTCAATGGGTATGTCCCGGGCCGGTAGATTGCGCCGGTATAGATCGCGCCACCGGCCGCTCCGTCGTATGCAATGGCATCGATCGAGGTGACCGGCTGGCTTTCCAGCGTGATGCCTGCGGACCAATTGCGGAAGTGCGCTGCGAGCGTGCGCTGCGCGAGGATACGGCTTGTGTGCCCTTCGACCCATTCCCGAGCTGCACGGATCTTCTGCTGAATGAGCTGATCCTCAAGGCCGTCATCGATGCGGCATTGCGCACGAAGCATAGCGGGGGAGACGGGCTCCACGACATCAGCCGCTATGCCGTCGTCCAACATCGCAGCGAACTTCATCACGACCTCGAAATCGGTGGCGTCGGACGGCAGGCCAACGCGCTCGCGCATGTCTGCAATCGTCACCTTGCTACCTCATTCTGCAGGGGTGAGGACCGCGCCCCGATAGGCGCGGTCGCTCCGGGTCAGTTGTTCGCCAGGCTGCGCTCGACAGCTTCTCGACCGCTGATCGTGGGGTCGTTGAAGTCGATGCGGTTCTGGTCCGCCGTCGTGTTCGCGCGCGGATCGGCATCCACAGCGGGGTGGCTCATGTCGACATCAGGCACGATCTGCTGGGGCGCACCAGACGTGTTGATTTCAGATGCCGGCGCGATGTTGGCCGCGCCGGAATTATCAAGGTCGGCCGCGATGGCGGCTGGGCCGCCCTGCACACGGCCGCCAGCCCGATCCGCGTCCGCCGTGGCGATCGCCTTGCTCAGCGCATCCAGCACGCCAGCGCGGGTTTTGCCGTCTTCCTCGGCCGCCTTCAGCTTGAGCAGGTCATCGTGGCTCTTACCGGCCAGGCCGGCCTTCACTTCGTCAATGCTGCCGTCGAGCAGCTTAAGCAATTCACTCATTTTGGGTCTCCTTGGCTCTCCGAAGGGCCGGCACGCCGACACTTCGAAGAGCCGGGCCAGCGGAGAGGCTGGCCCGGTCAGGATTGGTCACCGCTTACGCTGCGACCTTGAGGATCTTCATGGCATCGGGATTCTTGACGCCGCCGCCGACGCGCTTCGTGCAGTAGAAGCAGATGAACGGCTTGTTGGTGAAGGGGTCACGCAATACGCGGAAGCCGATCCGATCAACGACCAGATAAGTTTCCCTCATGTCGCCGAAGGCCATCGCCAGGGCGTCGGCAGCGATGTTCGGCATGTCGGGCATGTCGACAACGGGGTAGCCGGCTAGGGTAGAGGGCTGGCCGGCGACAAACGTCGGCTGCCAGAGGAAATTGCCCTGACCATCCTTCAGCTTGCGCAGCATCCCGAGCGACGTGCGATTGGTGAAGAATTTCGCGTTCGGCGTGTAGATCGCCGGTAGCTTGTAGATCAGATCAACGATCTTGTCGGCATTGTTGATCTGCGTTGCGTTTCCGCTGTTGAGCACCTCGATGGCACCCCACGGATGGCGAGCAGCAGCCGAGCCGCCGGTGGCGTAGTTGAGGAAGCCGTGAGGCTTGTTCGTGCCATCTCCAGCAACAAAGGCAATGCCCTCCTGCCGGGAGAACTCCGTCGCGATCTCGTCGACGAGCCACGTTTCCAGGTCGATCTCGGCATCATCCAGCAAGTCCTGAGACGCTGCTGCGTTGGCATAGATCTGACCGAGGCCGAAGCCCAGCGCCGTGAAGGTCGGCGTTGCGGTTGCGGGACGCGAGGCGGTCTCCCCGACCCAGCCGCTACCCACGGCCCGATCAGTAAACAGCTTCGTGAAGCCGGCCTTCGAGATATTGATCACGGTCGATTCCGCACGCATCGGCGTGATCAGCTTGAGACGCCCCGAAATGGTGCGATCCCACTCGATCGGGGTGAGAAGCCCGCCGTCGGCCGGAACGCCCTCCGACATGGCAGCGCGCGGCCCCTGCTTCTGCTCGGCTGCGAGCTTGCTCTCATCGTCACGCCCGCCCGCGCGCATGAACGACGAAAAGGTGCTGGAATACTCGCCGTCGACCGGCGCCGGCTTGCCGCCAGCGGCCATACTGGCAGCGGCGAGCTTGAGCGCATGTTCGTTCAGCGAGTTTTCGAGCGTGCTCAGCGTCGCATTGATGGCACCGAGCTTCTCGGTGACCTCGGCACCATCGGCCTTGGCGCCGATATTTGCCTCAACCGTCGACTTGAACTCGTTGTGGGCCTGCTGAAGGGCGAGGATCATCGCCTTCGGGTCGCCGCCGGCATCAGCCCGAACGGTGGCCGTAACAAGCGCACGCGGCATGTTCGCCACGATCTCGCTAAGGGTGGGGGAGGTGTCCAATTCGCCGAATTCGCCCAGATCCGCGAGGACATCGACCGGACCACGCGGACAGAAGGTCGGGGCCGTGAGGGACAACTTGGGGTTGATGCCGAGCAGCGCGCGGAAAGGATGCGCGAAGACGGCCGCCACCGCCGCGAGGGCGGAGCGCGAGTACATTTTCATGGTGGAAGCTCCTGGTTAGCTTTGGAAATCCGCGAGCAGGGACCGCATGGCGGCCATCAGCTCCGGGTCGTCGCCGCCAGCGCCAGGCGTGTCGGCAGGGTCAGGGGCAGCGCCAGGCGTGCCCTTGAGGCTCTTGATGCGGGCGCGCGCTTGAGTGCGCGTCAAGCCGTTTCTGATGAGGAGAAGCTCGTGCGCGCGGACTTCATTGGCTGCGCCGCTGGCGGCCTTTGCCTTTTCGTCGACCTTCGTCTGGTCAGCCGAAAGCAGTTCGTCCGCAAAGCCGCGCTCGATCGCCACCGAACCGGACATCCATGTTTCAGCGCGCATCCACTTGGCGCATTCCTCAACGGTTTGGCCGCTGCGCTGCGCATAAACGTCAGCCATCGCCCGATCGAAGGGTGCCAGATAGTCTGCGACTTCGCGCATGTCGTCCTCATTGCCAGATGCGAATACCCAGCATTTATGGATCATGAGGAAGGATGCAGCGCCGATCTCGACCGTATCGCCCGCCATGGCGATGATCGAGGCAGCAGATGCTGCCATGCCCATGATTTTGATTGTGACGGCTTGCGGATGCTCGCGCAGAACATTGTAGATCGCGAGGCCTTCGAACATGTCGCCGCCGCCGCTGTTGATCTGCACTTCAACGGGGCGGTCTCCGATGGCGCGCAACTGCGCGGCCACCTTTTTTGCCGTAACGCCGCCGCCGGTCCACCAATCCTCGCCGATAACGTCGAACATCGTGATGACATTGTCGCCTTGCTCAAGCGCAGATGGACGAATGCCGGCCGCATCGTCGGCCCAGCGCTCCATGACAGGCAGCGGCGAGAAAGCCGCTACGCGACGATCTGCGGGAACGGGCAAAGCGCCAGGGCGGTCACCGCGCGCTTTCACCCCTCCAATGATCGAACGCGGCTGGCCCGGCTGGCTCGGCGTCGGCTTCGACCCGGGCACCGGGCGCCCGTTAATCGTTTTAACCGCGTCGGGCGTCCCCGGCGCTGGCGTGCGCTCACTGTTCATCGGCGGGCTCCTTCGGCTTCTCCGGCGCCTTGGTCGCCGGTTTCGGTAGTTCGTTGCCATCGTCTCGGGGGTTCAACTCGAAGTTGCTACGCACTTCGTTTGGCACCATCCATGCGCCGTTGTTCCCGAGTGCCTTCGAGAAGAAATCGGCCTGATCTTTGAGCGAGCCGCGCAAAAGCGCGCCCTCATTGAACTTGACGTAGAGTTCGTCGGCATCCTGTTCTGCCTCGGTGAGACAGGAGCGCTCAACGGCCTGCTCCCAAGCCACAAACCAGCCGAGGAGGCAGTATGTGACAAAGAAAATGCCCAGCGTTTCGATACCGGTGCCCCAGGCCGTCTCATCCATCATCAGCAGCGGCCGGGGCACGTCCGTGAAACGCGCAATTTCCTCGACCTGGCGCTTGCGCATCTCGTCGGTCTGGCTGTCCTTCGCCGTGGTGAAGGGGTTGGCTACGCCGCCTTCCTCGAGAATGAACCAGTCACCGGCATTCTCAGCGCCGGAATGATCCTCATTCATGCTCTCGCGGAGACGGTCATAAGCGCCATCCCCGAGCTCGTTGGGAAACTGAATCGCGCCTCCCGCCATCACGCCCTTGGCGAGCATCTTTGCGAGCGCGCGCTCTGCGGCTGATGCCAGACCCAGCGTCTCGACTGCGACATCGAGTAGCGACACGCCCTTGATCCCATCCGTCGTGATGGGGTGACGGAAGTGGAAAACCTCGCGGGACTTGAGGATCTGGGCTGCGGCGCCGCGCGGCTGGTACTTGAAGGTCAGATCTCCGCGATCCGAAAGCTCGGGAGTGATAGTTCGCCGCTTGAACGGCAACAGAGCCAAGACGGCAGGCTTGCCACCCTTCACGCCCCAAACGACCCGGGCATAAGCGTTGCCATCCAGCAGCGCGTTAAGCTGCATCTGCGTCTTGAACTCCAGCGCAGTTTGATAGCTGTTGGGGCGCTTCAGCAACACGCGGTAGAACGGGTGATCCTTGGCTTTTTCGGTCGACCCGTCCGCCTTCCTCCGGTGCAGATGGGCGGGCAGCATGCCGATGGCGGTGGCAATCAGCTTCGAGGCACGGAAGAAGCCGCTATTGCGCATCGCCAGCTTTTCACTGACCGCGACGCCAGCTGCGGACGCGCGTCCGGCGCCGAGGAACTCGCGCAGGACGGGACTGTCGATTTCCATGGCTGTGAACGCCTGGACAGGCGTCGATGAACCGAGGCGCTCCACGCCTGCGCGCGAGCGCCGGCCACCGGCCACGCGGCGATAATCATCGGGCGACGAAACTCCCATGCGCCCTCCTTCAGAGCCTCCGCACGCCGCGTGACGCGTAGACTGACTTCTTTTTCGGCTTCACCGTGGCGGTCGCTGCACCCACTGCCATTGCTGTGGTGACCATGCCGTCGATTCGGCCGCGGGAGCGCTTCTTGTCGAACGCCCGATTGCCCTGACCATCCGCGTCGATCGCAGCGTTTGCGGCGCAGCTGTACGTTACCGGCGAACTGTCGATGACGATCCGCTGATCGAGGATGGCATCTTCCGTCCGCGTGATTGAATGCGGCATGCAAAGCTGCCGGTCCTCAAACATAATCCGCTTGCCCTGCGCATGCGGGACGATCTTTAGGCCGCGCCCCTCGGGCTTATCCGGACCGCCATACAGCCACACTTCAAGGCCGACCTCTGCACAGGCGTCCATGAAAGCGGCGATAAATGCCGGGTCGACCACCAGCTCCAGCACCTTCTGATCGGCGCACAGCTGGGCGACCTGCATCGCGACGTAGGTATAATCGATCGTCGAGCCAGGCGTGGCGATCAGATGGCCGTCCTCTACCCATTCGACATACGGCGCTTTATCGCGGTCCGCCCGATCGCGAAGGCCATCCTCGGTGGTCCAATACCACGTCTTCACCGCGATGGGCTCCTCGCTGACCGGCTCCCATGCCGCGCTCAGCGCGGTAAGATCGTTCTTCTGCGACAGGTCGAGCGCCAAGCGGCAATAGCGATGCCGCATTCCCTTCTCGGCGACAGGCCCTTGAACAGCCGCCCACTTCTCCTCGTCGATCCAGAAGTCAGCGGCGGCGGTATCGATGCCGAAGTAGAGGCGCTTCACGCTCGACTTGGTTGATGGTCGCAGGATCGCTGCCGCGACCGTCTCGCGAATGTTCTCTATGGGGAAGGTTTCGCCCAGCGCCGGCAATGACTTCTGCCAGCATTGCTCATTTTCCAGCACCGTTTCGCGGTCGGCTTTGTCAACCCGGGCAATAAAGGCGAACGCGGTATCATCGCGCGCCTCACCTTTCGCGATCGACTGATAGAGGTTCGAATATGACGTGCCGACATGCTGCGAGGTGGCCGGGGTATTGGTGCCCAGAAGCATCAGCGCATTTCCGGCGACCTTGTCGATCGCTGCTTTCCACGTGAGCAGCGAGGATTCCGATTTGAACTCGTGGATCTCGTCACCAGCGACGAACGAAGGACGCGGCCCGGACTGCGCTTCACCGCTGGCGATAGGCATGAAGAACGAACCGCTATCGGGATGCTCGATCTTCCAGGCATTCTCTAGTTCGCCACGAATGACGACCTCGCCCAGCGATTCGAGGCTCTCGCCCTCATCGTACCCGGGGATATCGGCCCGACACATCGCCGCGGCATCGCGAAATAGGACGTTGGCGGTCGCTTTGTCTTCGCCGATCGCATAGCATTGAGCGCGCGAAATATCGCACCACCCCATGATGTAGACGCCAATCGCGCCCATGAGGGGCGATTTGGCTTGGCCCTTTCCCGTCTCCAGCCAACCATGCCGGAATCGCCAGCGATTGGTGTTGGTCCGCCATCCGAAGAGGCTGCCGCCGACGAACGTGTGCCACTCCAGAGGGTGGAAAGGCTCGCCAGCAGCCGGGCCGTCCGTCACCTGAAACACCGAGGGAAGAAAGTTCAGAAAGTGAGCGGCTTCCTCCGGACGCCAGTAGATGCCCCGCTTCTCGCCATCACGCATGTCGCGCAGATGACGCTCCGCAGCGTGCCGCACGAGCTCGCCGGCTGTGAACAACTTGCCCTCAACCGCTGCTTTCGCCCAAGCCGTCGTTGGGTCTGGGTCGGACAGGAAGCGGTTAGCCACGTGGCTTCAGGTAGCGATCGGCCCCAGCCGTCCGGCGGGCCTTCTTTTCAACCTTCGCGCCACTGCCTCGCTCGCGCGGGCTGAGGCATAGCTCTTTTTCCAGCGCCTGCGCCTGTGACGACGCATTGGACATCGTCGTCCACCAAGGGTTGTATGTCGGGACGCCGGTCTTCTTCGCCTTCATGACCGGGCCGGATTTCAGCACCTCGCGCGCCGAAATGTCGAAGGTCACATAGGCGGCGACGAGCCGCTTGATCGAATGCGCGTTGGCGACGGTCAGCTTTTCGACGGTGCGCAGCTCGCTGACGATGTCGCGCCAGTAACTGGCTGCTGCCTCTCGGTCGGCGGCGCGGCCGAAGATGGTCCGCCAGTTCGGCTCGGGCGGCATGCCGTCCCCGCCGGGCAGCTCAATCAGGTCTGCCATGGAAACCTCCGGGGGGCCGGAAACCCTCCCCCCTCAAAATCTACTCTCGGCGCACATGGAGGGCGGGGTCGGTTTCCCCTTCCGGCGCCCTCAAACTTTCGATGGGGGGGTGGGCGCGCCGCCGATGGGGATGAGCGTCACCTCGACCTTCCCGGTCAGCGTTTCCATCGCGAACTCATCATCCCTGATGATGAGAACACCATCTGGGCCTCTCTGGCAGCGCGTCACCGTGCCCGCCTCGGTGTCATAGGCAACGACCTGTACGATCTCGACGCCGTCGAGGTATACTCGGCAGCGCTGGCCGATCGTGTGGTCATAGCCCTCATCATCTACCGACAGACGGACCGGCGCTTGCTCCGTCACGGCGCTTTCACCAGTTCGAGCGCCTGCGCTTCAGTGAAGCCCTCTGCCACATAGGCAAGGAAAAGGGTGCGGCGTGAATGGGCGATAGAGCCCGCGCTCTGCGCAATAGTCGACCAGGCCAGCGCCATTGCGTTGACGGACTCCGTCATGGCCGCGCGCGTCTGATCGTACTTGAGCGGTTCAGCGGCCATCAGGCCCTCCTATTCCATGGATGATCAGGGCTGGTCGGGCGCCCGTTGCGCCCCGTGCCCTTGCCCTTGATCAGCGCACCGGGCGTGCGGCCCTGCGCTCTTGCAGCCTCTTCCTCGGTCTTTTGATCCGAGCAGTCCTTGCACACGCCCTGCAGGTTGTCGTCGTCGTCGGTCCCGCCATCGGCGAGGGAGACGATATGGTCGATGATCTCAGTTCGTGCGATCAGTCCCTTGGCCTTGCAGATGACGCAGAGCGGATCACGGTCACGAATGCGGGCAATGATCTTCATCCACCGCCGCCCGCGAATGCGGTTCGGCGATGAGCCCCGCCAGGTCACTCAGTCTGCTCTGCTGCCTGCTGGGCGATCAGAGCGGCCAAGTCGGCCTCCAGTGAGGCGACATCATCGCGGGCTGCAGCGAAGGCATTGTACGCAGTCCAACCGGCAGCGTTGGCAGCCACATGCTCCTGCCGCTTGGTCTCCAAGGTGGCCCGGGCCGCCAGAAGGGCCGCCTGCGCATCAGCGACGGCACGCGCCAGATCGGTCATGATAGGCCTCTCGCTGAGACGGTTGCGGGGGCGGGATTCGAACCCGCGACCTTCAGGTTATGAGCCTGACGAGCTTCCGGACTACTCCATCCGGCACAAATCGAATGTCTGGAATAGCGTCGCACGTCTGCCCCGATGCACTCGGTTCAGCGGCGACCATGGTGGCTGCGCCACGCTTGAACGGCCATTGCCATTTGTCGGTATTTCCGATCAGCTTTGGTGGATACACTGCAACAGGAAAAGGTCAAGAGCACTTCTCGATAAGCAGAGCGAGCATCATCAGGGAAGAGAGGGCCTGACATCATCTTGTAACCCATACTCCATTTACCGCTTGGCCAGGCGCAATGATTTCATTGGAAAGCTTCGTCACTTGAACTCCTCGATAGCCGCACTCAGTCAGCAGTTCGAGCATCTCGCGAGGTGCCATTTTGCAGTTAGAACCGAGTACGACCTCACGTACGGGGATATTGGGCCAGCGCGCTTCTCTAAAGTCCCGCTGAATATAGTCCACCGTCTTGCCGCCGCTCTCTCGCTGTAACAATTTAGAGTATCTAAGCATTCCATTGGATTGCCTAGATTCATCAGAGAACTCTCTGTATTCTGGCTTAGCTTGCAGCCACACTATTCTTGTTTCTCTCTCTTCTTTCCACTTTTTTTCTTTTGTGCAAACATACAATGCAATAAAATCAGAAATTATTCGAGGAGCATCCGGTGTTATTTCAAGCCAACTCTTATTCATTAAACTGCTGTAATTACGGTCAAATATCCTGAATGTATAATCGATCAAATCATTATGAGATCGATCTGGATACCTTACCACCTTAATGTTTCCCATGCCCGTGAAAGCTCGTGGATCAAAGCCAATCGCTATACCGGTATTTTTTCCAGCGTATTCGTCCCACAGCCTCGGGTTCTTTGGTATTTGGCAGAATGATGCGCTTAAGATGTGATTAGTTTTCTCATCGAAATCAAAGCGCCTAATACAGAAATTAATTAATTCCTTCGCCGTGTCTTTTTGGAACCTATTTTCAATCCATTTAAGCAAAGGTTCACGAAATAGTTTCTGCCCGAAGGATATCTCAGTGTCATCATTAAGTTGTCTGACCTCGGAAAACCACATGGTACCGTTGGACAGAATTGCGCTGCCACCTTCGCAATTTGTGAAATGATACAGCGTCGGAAGTTTATCCATTTCTTTCCCCCTCACAATCGAGCTGACGGTCTCAAATTGTCCATAATGAGGTCTTAGTCATCCATAAAGTTGCGACGCGTGGTCATCGGTCAGTAAGCGACAAACATTAGGCCGACAAAAGGCTGCTGTTCGGAATGCTGATCGGAATCGCGAAGCCCTCGAAGCACACCAGCGCCCGCCCGCCGCGCGTCGTCGTCACCACACCGGTGAGCCCGTCAAAGCCGGCATCAGGGCACTTCACCGCCTCGCCTGGCTGAAACACGCGGGCTTTCACGATGGGTTTGCACCGCTGCTCGGCCAGCCGCAGGGCATCAAGGGCGCGGTCGCTCACCCATGGATATTTGCCCTCATGCCGGAACACCCGGAAGAAAGGGCATCCCTTGGTCACCATACGGCGCAGATCCGTGTCGAACACCTCGAAGGTCAGGGCCGGCGCGCGCGAGAACGCCACGAGCTCGCCCAGCCGGTCATAGCGAGCGAACACGAACGACGGCAGCAACGGCGCCGGCACAGTCACCCGCTTGCGGGCGTGGCCGACACGGCGCGTCAGTTCCTCGGCTGGCGTCCACACGTCATAGCCCGCGTCCTTCAACGCCTCGGCCACCGACAGGGTGCGCGAGGGGGACATGCGCAGGATGCACCACTGCGCTGCGCTCTTGTCTGTCATGCCGATGCGTCTCCCTGATCTGTGCTGGTGGCCACCCACATCTTTTCCCCGCTGGGCGTGACGATGAGCCGGCGCGTGCCGTCGCGGGTGCGGGCGATGATCGGGCAAGGCGCCAGCACAATCGTCGGCTCACCCCATTGCAGCACGGACGGATAGGTCAGCTTGACGATGTGCGCCGGCATCCTGACCCAGCCGGGCCGGGCGTCGGCCATGGCGTAATGCTGCTGCGCGGTGAAGCGCGAGCCGGCCACCGGCGTGCCTTCCCACTTGCTCATGGCTGATGGCGTGAGCGTCATGCGGCGGCCCTCGTCGTGCGTCCTACGCTGGTCCGGACATGATCGACGGACATGCCGGCCGCCTGGGAGGCCGCGAGCAATTGCTGAGTGAAGTTCGCCTCGATGTACGTGGCGGCGAAGCTGCTCCTGCAGATCACGGTCAAGGCGGTGTCGCGGGCGAGGAAGGCCGATGTCTCGAACCACTGCGCATAGGCGGCGGTCCCGACAGCGCGGCGCAGGTGGTCGCGCATCCGGTCGGCGGTACCGCCCTCGCTCGCCTTCTCGGCAACCGGCTCGGCTGGGGCACGCTGGGATGGGGGCACGGCTGCCGCCAACCGTTCGAAGCTGACCCCGGCCCGATGGGCGCGCATCACCTCGGAATGATCCTTGATCAGCCATTTGGCGAGGGCAGACGCCCAATCGACCTTTTTGCCGATCGCCCGGGTCTCGCCGTGCCAGTGCAGCCGGAACAGCTCGCAGCGGGCTTCGTAGGCGCCGCGTGGCCATGACTGGACCAGCGTCCTCGCCGCCGGCTGGAGTTCGCTCACGAACGGCGGGGACCAGTCGGCCGGAAGCCTGTGCGGCTTGATCGGTTCGGTGGGCTCAGCCGGTTCGGCAGGCTGGGGCTTCTCGCCGTCAGCCCCTTCGCCAGCCGGCTTGGCCTGCTCAAACTCATCGGGTTTTTCAGCGGCGGGGGTATCTTCTTCGTTAGAAGAAGATGGGGGAATAGGTTCCCTGAAAGGTTCCGTGTCCCGTTTTTGGGACTCTTCCCGCGCAAAAGTGGAACTGTTCCGCTTTTGGGACCGTCCCTTTTTCGGTACTGTTCCGTTTTCGGCATCCTTTGCGCCGGCAGCACCGCCCTCATTGGCAGCGAGTTGGTAGACCTTCACCTGCCGCGTCCGCCCTTTGCGGTCGCCCGTGTCGCGGATGAGGGGCAGCAAGCCGCCCTCCAGCCGCTGGAGCGCCAGAATGACCGTCTTGCGGTTGAGGTCGCTGAACTCACAGAGCCAGTCGATGGAGGGATAGGCGCAGTGATGCGCGTCGGCGCACGATGCGAGGCCGAGCAGCACCAGCTTGGCAGGCGCGGAGCCCGGGCGCTGGCGTGCCGCCCATGATTGGGTTTCCCAGCTCACTGCCCGACAAGCTCCCGGAACAGGATGGGCTCAACGGTCCCATCGGAATGGATGCGATCAAGCCAGGCGTCCATGCTCGGCTCAGAACCATCCCATCTCTGCGGCCAGGTGCGCGCTTCGATCAGCTCTCGAATGCGGGCCTCCTCTTCGGCATTGAGGATGTCGACGCCAGGGCGGCCCAGCCGTTCAGCCTCGATGTTGCATCGGCTCTGGATGTCGATCACCCGCTCGAGCGCCCACAGGCGAGATTCGAGCTTCAATGGACCGCCGCGCTGGCCCGACTTGGACAGGGTGCCATCCTTGAGCGTCTCGGGTTCGGCCTTGCGCAGCCGGTGTTTTGCCTTCCTCAGTTCGCGGTACAGCGGCTTGAGCTCCAGCAATGGGCGCAGATGGTCCCAGCCGGGCATCGCGACAATCACGCCGAGGGCGATATCCTCGCTGGCCAGGGGGCACCCGATGCATCCGGTGCGCGCAGCAATGTCACGGGCATCGTCATCACCGCCATAGGCATCGATGAGAATGCGAGTGTCCCAGCCGCCGAATTCCGCCAATGGCGCATAGATCATCAACCAGTCGAAGATGTTGCAGACGCGCCAGTGCAGCAGTGGCGCCAGCGTGGCGACACGGCCGCGAATGCCGGGGCTTTCAGGCAGCACTTGCTGATACCATCCCTGACCGCACTCAGCGCCGTCCTTCGAGCACGACATGGCTATGCGGCCATCGCGAACAGCACTTTCCCCTTGGCGAACACCGGTAAGCATCAGCGTCGTGCCAGCGGCGCCTTCGATCGCCTCGGCGAGTGCCGAGGTCATCGGGTCAACCTTGATCTGCCGCGTGCACCACCGCAGCGTGCCATTGTTCGGCGGCGGGATGCCCCGTCCGAGCATGTAGACCATGAACCGCTTGTCGAGGGGCGCGCGCACTGTCTGCACGTCGATCCAGTTGCGCTCCCTCAGCTTAGCGATGATGCGATCGGCGGAGGCTTGAATGGGCGGGAGCTCTTGCCGCGTGTCCGCATAATAGACGCGGAGCACCTCTGGCTGCGGAAGTTCGCCTGCGTCGATCATATGGATCAGCAGGGTCAAGAGCGCCGTGCTGTCTTTGCCGCCCGACCAGGCAATCGCCTTGTGCTCATGCTCGTCCCAATAGGCGCGCAGGGAGGCCAACGTCATTTCGACGGCCTCTTCGTGGACCATGCGCACCCCTCGGGCGAATAGATTGTCGACCGGCCGGCTCATGGCTTGATCTTCCGATTGGCGACCTTCAGCAGCTCGTCACCGTGGCAAGGCTCACCCTCGCCGCACCAGCAGGCGAGGTTCTTCCAGCGCAGCTCATCCAGCGCGGCGGCTTGCAGGTCCAGACTGCGGCCCAGATGGAGCCGATACAGGTCCACCGATTTGCCCAGCGCCTCGGCCTTGGTCGGGAAGTGCCAGCCGTCGACGAAATCAGGCGCGCCCTTTTCGATGCAGCGCCAAGGCCCGATCATGATCGGCTGGCCCTCGTCGTCGCGATCGCCGCTCTCGACCATACCGACCTTCTCGACGATGAAGGGATTGCCCCATTTCGTCGTGCGATCGATCTTCACCGTGTCGGCGGGCATCCGCCAGCCGCGCGTGCGCCGCAACTGGACGCGGACAGGGGGGCGGCTCATGCCCGCGCCTCCATTCGCGCAGCCTGGCGCAGTTCGCCCGTGCGCTCATAATGGCGCGCATCGGCCGCAATCATGTCCTCGACCATCCTGCGAGCCATGGCTGCGCTGATGCCGGACATTCTGGCGATGCGGCGATACTCGGCGCGATACTCTATGGGGCACCAGCCGATCTTGGTCTCCACCATCTTACGGGTGGCGGCCCGGCGTGAGGGCATGTCGGCCGGATAAACCGTACCTTTGGAGAGCAGGCCCAGCCGCCGGCCAGATTCCCGCAGCCGCTCCATGAGAGCTTCATTCTGGCGCTTTGTCGCCCCGCCCCGCAAAGTCCCCGCCCTGTGCCTCGCAGCGAATACCGGATCGGCGTGCCGGGCACGGAGCGTGGCGCTGATCGCAGCGTTCCGCTCCGGAGACTGGGTAATGGCCCGTGCGTTGCAGGCCTTGCAGAGATCTGTCTTACGGCCCGGATACATGCGGAAGCGAGTCTCGCACCCCGGACTCGCGCACAGCCGAATGTCCGGCGTCCTGCGAGTAGCGGCCATGGCGCAGGGATGGCAAAGGTCCGTGCGCCGCTCGGGCCGTAGGACAATGTCTCTCCCGCAACTGGCCGCGCAGGACGCCATAGCGCGAATTTTGGTCATAGAGCCTCCCCTTCAATGATGGTGAAGACGACGCAGCACAGCGGCTCGTCGCGCATGACGCGCTCGATGCGGAATCGGCTGTCATCGATCTTGAGTGCCTGGGCGATGCCATCGCGGCCGGGCTTGAAAGCGCTTTCCGCATTGTCGTCGTCGCGACGCCCGCGGGAGGGCGGAAAGAAGTCCACTCGCACATGGATCAGCCCCTCGGCTGGCACCTGCACGCGCGCGTTGAGCGCCAGCGCCCAGCAGACCTGTCGATAACCCTTCGTCGCCCTGATCTTCTCCCACCGGTGGCGATGGTTGGGGCTGCACGCGATTGGCGGATAGTCGCACACGATGCGCTGGCCAGCCGGCAGGGCCACGCCTTCCAGCGATCCCGGTGCCGGCCGCGGCTTAGGCGCGCGGCGCTTCTTCTTCGGCGCTCTGCCAAATACGGTCATGATTTGTCGGCCTTGGCCATGAGGCGCGGATCGGCTGGCAGGCCGAGCTCGTTGCGGATCTGTTGCGCGGTCGCCAGCACGGCGAGCCGCTCGGGGGTGTGGCGGACACACACAAACCGGCCGCCCCGGTCGCGCGGCTGAAAGCGCCGCGCCTCCCCGGTCCACAGGCCCAGATTGTGGGTGTCCGCCGTCACGGTCTTATTCCGGCTTGCCGAACAGCAGCGGCAGGCCGGTCTCGACGTGCACGCGCTCGCAGGCTTCGGAAATGGCGTCGTCAAAGGCCCGGTCGGAGCGCCACAGCTCATAGAAGAACACGAGGCCCTGCGGCGTCTTGCGGTAGCGCAGCCGCGCCGCCAGCCGGTAGAGCATCCCGCGCTGCAAGACCGGGATGGCGATCATGAACAGGTTCGGCACATCGAGCTTGCCGCCATGTTCGTCCTGATGCTCGACCTCGAAGGCGATCTTCGCCTCGCCGGTCGACAGGTTCACCGCCTCGCGGACGTTCGCGCTCTCGTAGACCTTGAGGCCGCGCGAGAGTTCGACCAGCTTGGTCGGCGTGGCGATCTTGCCGCCGCAGATGTTGATGAACTTCTGCAGCCCCTCGCTGGGCTTGTCCTCGCCGGGGATCAGCTCGATCACGTCGACGATGCGATCCTCGAGGAATGCCGCAAAATCGGCCATGGTCATCGGCTTCTTGTCGCACTCGGCCCACGCCTTCCATTCGTCGGACAGGGGGAAGTTGAACACGGCGCGGTGCTTGCCGAAGCGCGGCAGCGAGGTGGCGCCAGCCGGATGATAGTCCAGCACTGCCGTGATCGAGGGCGCGGCCCGGTTGTCGATTGCGAACAGCGCGCTGTCGGCATCCTTGAAACGCTCGATATGCTCGATCAGGCTTTCGATGCGCGTGAACGCAGCGCTGCCCTCGCGGTGGACCGGGCCTTTCCGGTAACCAGCGAAGGCGCCTGGGCTGATGATCTCAATACCATCGCGCCCTTTCGACGCGGGGACCGTGATGCCCGTCAGCGGATCGGTGATTTGAATAATATCGACGGGGCCATAAGCCTCGACCAGCTCGCGCGCGGCGTCGATTTCAGTCCTGTTTTCCATGGTAGTCTGCTCCTGTGGTGAAAAGGTCAGTCGACGGAGCGCGTCTGGGCGCTGCCGGACACGTCGCGGATGCCGAACATTTCCTGCTGGCCGGGGCGCGTGCGGGTGAAGCGGTTGTCTTCCGTCATCCACATCACCGACTTGGGCCGGCGATCGACGGGCGCGACGACCTTGAAGGCGGACTTGATCTCGACGATTCCGCCCTCTTGGATGAAGTCGAGCGTGATGGTCAGCTTGCCCTTGGCCTTGCCGCCATTGTTCCAGGCGTGCTCGGTCATGTTCGCCGCGAGCTCTTTGACCTCCTGGTAGCAATCGGCGTCGAACTGGCCGTCTTCTAGGTTCCGGATGAACTCGGCCAGCGTATTGCAGGCGCCGGGCACCCGGCCGCCGTCGGCCGCGCGCGTAGAATTATCGCCGCCAGCCGGCAGCGGATCACGTTCCGTCATGTCACTCACTCCTTCAGACCGGGCGGACTTTCCGCGCGGCAAAGTTGGGGGTATTCTGCTCAGCCCGTGGCGCGGCGGACAGTTCGTGTGGGAGCTATTGCTGCCCGCCGCGCTGGGCGGGGGCTGGTCGCAAGGGTACGGCCAGCCCCCTTGGGGGTCAGGTTGTCGCTGTTGCCCTGGTTAAGGAAAGATCGGGCTCTGTCCTCCGTCTCGGGACGCAGGAAACGCGTGCCCCTGATGTCCCTGACGAAGTGAGGATCGCCCATCGCCTTTCGACCGAAAGTCACTTCGGACATGCCTGACCGCTTCAGGTAGGCGTCGATGTCTCGGACGAGATCGGGGTGATACTTCGACATGCCGAATGTTCTAAAGTAGGACATATCCTACAGTCAAGCATATTTAATAGGAATAATCCCAGCATTACGCTGTAGCGCGAAATGTGGGATAGTTCCTACATGGAAAAGACCGCATTACAGCGCTTCATCGCGGGCGCCCTCTCGCTCGCACCGCAGAAGCGCGACTATTACGACAAGCTCATTCAGAAGCGCACGGGGTCCACCGGCAAGCCTATCTATGACATCGAACGGGGGAAGAGCACGAACCCGGGGATCAAGGTGCTGGTGCTGATCGCGGAGACGCTGAACCAGCCGCTCGATCTGCTCACGCGCGCTGTTTCCGGCGAAGACGTGGAGCCCGTCGACCAATGGGACGGTGTCGCACCTGACCAGCCGCCGGTGGTGTCCGCGTCGCTGGGCGAGACCATCGCGTTGAAGCGGTATGATCTCGGCTATTCTATGGGCGACGGCACCAATCTGGACGATTATCAGGAAGAGGGGAGCATCGACTTCGACGCTGGTCTCCTCCGGACCATTACCTCCGCCCCCTTTGAGCGCCTCATCGTGGCGGAGGGAGAGGGCGACAGCATGTTCCCGACGATCCTCAACAAGGATCTGCTCGTGATCGATACCGGCCAGCGCGACCTTCGGCTGCTCGACAAAATCTATGCGATCAGCCTTTTCGGTGCGGGGGGTCTCAAGCGATTGCGGCCTTTAGGGCACAACCGCGTCTTGGTTATTTCGGACAATCCCAACCGAGAAAATCAGGAGGTTGATGCCAGCGATGTCTTCATCCTAGGCCGCCTGATCTGGTCCGGCCGGCAGCACTGAATGTAGGACATATCCTATTTATGGTTGACATAGTAGGATAAGTCCTACTAGCTGGCCTCTCATCATCCGATGGGAGGCTGCTTTGACGCACATCGATATTTCCAAGCCGGTGACGCTCTACCGGCAGGCACAGGCGCTTGAGGGTCAGGCGGCGCTCCTGCGCGCGCAGGGCAAGCGTGACTTGGCCGCGCGCGCCGATATCGCGGCCCGCCAGTATCGCGATGCTGGCGAGGCAATCGCCTACGCGCAGGGCATGGAAACGCTGATCGCCGAGGCACTCGCGCCGGCCGCGCAGGTGGCGGCATGAGCAGCAGCCGTTCCGCGCGTGCTGATGTGCGCAACCCGATGATGAACTTGGCGAGCGTTCGTGCCCTCCGAGACCTTCCTCCACAACAGCGTGCCGCACTCGCTGCCGCTCTGCGCGAGGTTTCGGCGGATGCACGGGTTCGCGCGCAAAAGTGTTGGGACACCCATAAGGCTCCCATGGCGGCCTACTGGAAAGCAAAAGCCGTCGACTTCCGTCATTTGGCGATCGTTGTCGGGGGTGCGGCATGATCCGCCTTCTCGCCCGATACGCCGGCACGCGGCCCGAGAGAATCCAGCGCGCCCTGTCGATCTTCCGCGATGATGATGACGGGCTCGCCTGCGCCATCATGCTTGGCTTGGCGCTCGTCTCCAGCGCGCTCACGATCGTCATGCTGGGATTGCAGGCGCCATGATCCGCCCATCGTCTCCGATCAAGCGGCTGTTCTGCGCCATGCTCAACGAGCGCGGCCTTCTGCGCGGGCGCTTCGTCGTCCTCTTCCTCTTCGGCGCGGCCCTTGCCGGCTGTGTACTTGGGCGCTTCGCGGCATGAGCCAGAACCGATCAGCGGCAGCAAATGCGCGCATTATGCAGGGCGATTGCACGCAAGTGCTCCGCTCTCTGGCGCGCAATGGGTTGCTGGTCGATTCCGTCGTGACCGATCCCCCTTATCACCTCGCAAGCATCGTCGCTCGCTTGGGCTCGATCGATGCTGCGCCGATCCAGTCCGGCGCCACCGGCGTTTATGCGCGCGGCAGCGCGGGCTTCATGGGGCAGGAGTGGGACGGAGGCGACATCGCGTTCCGCGTCGACACATGGCGCCGCGTGTTCGACGTGATGAAGCCCGGCGCGCACCTGATCGCCTTCGCTGCGACCAAGGGCTATCATCGCATGGTCTGCGCGATCGAAGATGCCGGTTTCGAGATCCGGGACATGGTGCCCTGGCTTTACGGGACGGGGTTTCCCAAGTCGCACAATCAGGATGGTGAGTGGGAAGGCTGGGGAACCGGTCTCAAGCCTGCGATCGAGCCGGTAGTGTTGGCGCAGAAGCCGATCAGCGAGCGCAGCATCGAGGCGAACCTCGCGCGCTGGGGTGTCGGAGCCCTGCATATCGACGCTTGCCGGGTACATTCCGACGATGCGCAGGGGGGCAGCTACACGGTCAAGCGCTTCGCGCCGGGCGCTGATGTCAACCGAACCGGTGCATGGAAGCAAGACCAGAGCTTCACGGGCTCCATGAAACCCGGCCGCTGGCCGGCCAATCTCTGCCACGACGGCAGCGATGAAGTCCTCGCAGCATTCGAGGCCTACGGCGAGCGAGGGGCGCTTGCTCCCGTTCACACAAGGAACGCCGACAAGTTTCGCAGCGTCTATCACGGCTCGTTCGCGGGCAACGTCGACGAAGAAGGTTCGACCTTTCGAGGAGATAGCGGATCAGCCGCCCGGTTCTTCTATTCGAGCAAGGCAACGCAGGGCGAGCGCATCTTCGAGTGTCGTGAATGCGGCGCACATCAGATCGGAAAGCCAGACTGCGGGCATACCGATTTCCGGACTCACCCGACGGTCAAACCCATCTCGCTCATTCGCTGGTATGTCGAGATGGTCACCCCGCCCGGCGGGCTAGTTCTCGATCCCTTTGCGGGCACCGGCACCACTGCCGCCGCCGCCCGCGATGCAGGTTTCAAGTCCCTCATGATCGAGGCGGACGGCAACCATGCCCGCGACATCGCTGTGCGACTCGGCCTCCCGCTTGAGGAGCTAATCGTTTCCGAGGTGCAGGCCAGACCGGTGAATAACGGCGCCCAGGCTGACCTCTTCGCTCCAGGTCGAAGCGCATGACGGCGCCCCTCTGGTTCAAGAACACTGGCCAGCCGCCGATTTTCTACCCGCTGGAGCCGGACGACCCGTGCCCGCCGCATCAGATCCACATGGATGAGGCGCCAACAGCGCGCGTCATGGTCAGGCTGCGCAACGGCCGCCAGCCCGCCGCGAGCTGGCCGGTCATCGGGCGCCCGCTCCCCACGCGCTGGACCCTGACGCGCGACCCTTTCGACATCACACATTGGAGGCGACCTTGAGGCAGCTTTTTATCGACGGCTTCGCGGGCGGCGGCGGCGCGAGCACGGGCATTGCGCAAGCCATCGGTCGCAATGTGGACATCGCGATCAATCACAGCCCCAGCGCGATCGCGATCCATAAGGCCAACCATCCTGACACCGAGCACCATTGTCAGGACATCCGCGCGGTGTGGCCGAAGGCCGTCACCCGGCTCCAGCCGGTCGCTGGCGCGTGGTTCTCGCCGGACTGCAAGGAATACAGCAAGGCGAAGGGCGGGCCGGTGAAGGATCGCCACATTCGCGCGCTGTCCAATGAGGTCACCAACTGGCTGCGCGAGGTGCGGCCAGCCGTCTTCTATCTCGAAAATGTCGAGGAATACGAGTACGCCGCGCCGCTGGACGACAACGGCGTGCCCATCAAAGGGCTTGAGGGCTTCGCGTTCAAGAAGCTCCTGCGCACCTGGCGCAGCATGGGCTACCGCGTCGAGTACAAGAAGCTGCGGGCCTGCGACTATGGCGCGCCCACCAGCCGCCGGCGGCTCTACGTCATCGGGCGCTGCGACAAGCGCCCGATCGTGTGGCCCAAGGCGACGCACGCGCCTGCCAATGACAATCGCGTTCTCAGCGGCGACCTGCTGCCATATCGCACCGCTGCCGAATGCATCGACTGGTCGATTCCGTGCCCGTCGATCTTCGAGCGCGCCCGCCCGCTCAAGGATGCGACCATGCGCCGGATCGCCCACGGCGTCATGCGCTATGTGGTCAACGCCGGGCGGCCCTTCATCGTGCCGGTCACGCATAGTGGCGACGTTCGCACCCATGACACGGCCGAGCCGCTGCGCACGATCACAACGGCGAACGGCGGCGAGTTCGCGCTGTCCGATGTGAAGCTTGCGCCACACATCACCAAGTTTCACTCCAACAGCGTCGGCTCGCCGATGGAAAAGGAAATGCCGACGGTCACGGCCAACGGCCAGCCGAAGCGCCCGGCCGGCGCGATGCCGCTGGGCATGGTCGGCGCGACGCTAGTTCGGACTGGCCACGGCGATGTCGACAAGTCCGGCAAGCGGCGCGGGAAAGGGTTCCATGATCTGCGTGAGGTCGCGCCGACGGTCACCTCAAGCCGCGATGAGGCTATCGCCGTCGCTCATCTTGAGAAGTTCAATGCGGATATGCGGCCCAAGTCGGCGACCGATCCGCTTGATTGTGTCCTGGCTGGATCAGCGCGTCACGCCAATGTCACCACGTTCCTCTCCCGCTTCTATGGCAGCGACAAGACGAACGGGGGCGGCGACCCCAAGGGCCAGATCGGCACGGTTCGCGCGGGCGGGCAACATCACGGCGTTGTCTGCGCCCACATTGAGCAGGCAAATACGGGGGGGATGCTCGGGCGCCCGGCCAATCAACCGCTCACGACCATCACTACGCGCGGCACTCAGCAACGCATCGTTGAGACCACGATGATCGAGGAGGGCGCGCTGCCGCCCGAGATGATGGAGCGCGCGGTGCAGGTCGCAGCCTTCCTCGTCAAATTCTACGGCACCGGCGGCGATAACGAGGTGGCCCAGAGCCAGGCCGTCGATCGCCCGCTCGACACGGTCACGACCAAGGCCCGCTTCGCCGTCGTCACGGTCACAATCGACGCGGTCACCTATGTCATTGTCGACATAGGCCTGCGCATGCTCAAGCCGCGCGAACTGGCCCGGGCGCAGGGCTTCCCCGACGACTATGTCCTCGATCCGATCGTCTCCAAGCTGGTGCGCGGCAAATGGGTCGAGAAGCCGCTCACCATTGCTGAGCAGATCAGCGCCATCGGGAACAGCGTTTGCCCGCCCGTTGCCCGCGCGCTCGTCGGGGCGAACCAGCCGGAACTCGCAGAGATAAGGATGGCGGCATGAGCAAGCACTTTGGACACACCTCCGCGCACACCGTGCATATTGATTGTTGGCTGACCATCGATCCGGGCAGCGGCAAAGATTGGAATCGGCGGCCGTCAATCAAGGTCACTGCGGGCGAGCCGGCGCTGCTGCGCGGGCAGCGGGCGATCAACCTCAAGATGGATTTGCCGCTGGCGCTGTTCGAGACGCCGGCCATCGTCGCGCGAATCGGCATCGAGGCCCCAGCCGCGCCGATCACGATCGATCACGCCGCCGTCGCGGAGGCACTAAAGGTCGCAATCGGCGCCGATATAGATCTTCGCATTGTTCCGCACGGACGTGAAGAATGAGGTGCGGAGAGTGCCCGGCCTGCCGCAGCGACATGGCTGATCTCGTGCCCTGCATGAGGGAACACGATCTGCTCGCCGCCGCGCAGCAAGATGCCGATCGGCAAACGCGTCGCGAACGGTGGTCGCAGATCACGGCAGCCATGGCGCCCACTTTCGAACTGATAAACAAAATGCTGACGAGGCCCTGATGAGCGCGCACGATTTCACACAGATGAGGACCGCCATGGCGACCGCCCCTGACCGCCTGCTGCGCATTGCCGAGGTTGAAGAGATCGTCGGTATCAAGCGCGCGATGATCTATCGGCTGATCCAGCGCGGCACGTTCCCGCAGCAGTATAAGCCTGGCGGTTATGCCAGCCGCTGGAGCGAGAATGAGGTGACGGCGTGGCGGGAGCAGCAGCGCCAGTAGGCGCCGGCGCGCTCGTCAGAAGCGTCGCCCTGGCCCATTCGCCGCATATCGGATCGGCTGGCCGAGGTGGACCGTCGGCGGCCACATGTCCGCGGTCAGAATGTCCGCCCACTCCTGCGCGAGTTCGCGCCGCCTCGGCATGTAGGACGCGCGATTGTAGCTCCCTTCCGATCCTGATGTGCCCTGGGGGATATGGGCAAGCATCAGGTCGATGACAGCGCGATCGTCGGGCATCTTCTGCAGCCGGGCGCGCTCATTCATGATCGTGGAAAAGGCGGCGCGGAAGCCGTGGGGCACCTGCTTTTGGTAATAGCCGGCGCGGATCAACAGCGCGCGCAGCGTGTTCTCGCTGATCGGCTTGTGCGGATGGCGCTCGCCGGGGAAGAGCAGGGGGAGGTCGCCCGACAGGCGGTGCAGGGCGATCAGGATTTCTACTGACTGGCTGGCCAGCGGCACGAGGTGGTCACCCTCGACCTCGGCCTTGCGGTCCTCATCGCCCTTCATGCGCAGGGCAGGGATGCGCCATAGAGGATCGCGGACGGCGCCCGTCGACCAGTCGATGCCCTCGAACTCGTGCCAGCCGGCAAACCGGATTTCGCCCGGCCGCGTCGCCGTCAGGGCCAGCAGCCGCAGCGCGAATTTCGTGATCGCGCGGCAGCGCTCTGCCTCGGCGTCGATGATGACCTGCCGAATCGCCGAGATACGAGCCTCAAGCGACCGCTGCCCGTCGACGATGGCCGGCTGCTTCTTGGCGCGGGGCTTGGGCGCCAGAGCCTTGCCCAGGCTGGCGGCTGGGTCGCTGTCGCAAAAGCCGGACGCGATGCCGAACACGAACACCGACGAGCATCGCGCGCGAATCCGGTGCGATGTCTCGATGGCGCCGCGCGTCTCGACGGCGGTCAGCAATGTCAGGATTTCGGGGGCCGTGATCGTATTGATGGGGCGGTCGCCCAGCCGGGGGAAGATATTCTCCTCAAGGCTCTCGATCACGTCTTTCGCGTGGACCTTGGACCAGCGCGGGACTTGCTTGCCGTGCCATGAGCGGGCGACGGCCTCGAAGGTGTTGACCGCCTCAAGCGCGGCCTGCGCCTCGACCCTCTTTCGCTGCACGGCCGGATCGCGGCCAGCCGCCAGATCGGCCTTGGCCGCGTCGCGCAGCTCGCGCGCTTTCACCAGCGAGACGACCGGATAGGAGCCGAAGCTCAGCGTCTTTTGCGCCGGCTTGCCCTTGGCGTTCGAGCCGAAGGTGTAATTCATGCGCCAGTGCTTCCCACCGACGGCGCTGACGTGGAGATAGAGCTGTTGCGCGTCGGCGAGCTTGTAGGGCTTGCCCGTCGCCTTAGCCGCCCGGATCTTCGCATCGTTGAGCATCTTGCCCGATACCAT